GACATTAGGGAGGCTGCAGTATACAAAGACGGGGCCGCATTTTCAACAGCTGATATTCAAGCAATACAGGCAATTGACAATACTTTGTTTACAAACAAAATGAAGATTGAGTCAATTCTTTATGCTGCTGACATGGTGAGCGTAACGGATTTGACAACTCTTGCAACATTAGCTAGTTTGAACAGTAGAAACGTTTCGGCAATAATTGGGCAGGACGGGTACGCGGTAAACGCCACGCCAATAGTTGACGGAATATTCACATACACTAGCACTAGCGGAAAGGGATACGAGTTGTTTTGTGCATACGGGAAATCAATTACGTGTGTAGGAGCAAGTTTAGGGGCTGTTTCATTGGCTTCTGTGAACGAAGATATTTCATGGGTTCAAAAATTCAACCTGTCAAATGGCACTGAATTAGCAACCCCTGCAATTGCAAACGGGACATTGTATAAAAACATCGCTTCTGGGTTGCTTACTCAATTAGACGTTTATCGTTACATCTATTTGCGTAAGTTTATCGGAGACGCTGGCACGTATCATCAGGATAGCCACACGGCTGTATTGCAAAGTTCTGATTACGCATTCATTGAAAACAATAGAGTGATCGGAAAGGCGGAAAGATTGCTATACAAAGCTTTCTTGCCGTTCAAGTCTAGTCCTTTACCTTTGAATGCAGATGGCACTATGCAGGATGCAACGGTAGCGACTTTGGAAAGCACAGGAGACAACGCACTTGCGGATATGCTACGCAACACAGAATTAAGCGCAAACGCCACCATTGTAGACCCTGCGCAAAACGTAACATCTACCAGTAAGGTTTCTATTCAAGAAAAATTACTAGGAGTTCCGAACGCTAAAAACATTGAAATAACCATAGGATTTGTCCTAGAACTATAATAACATGGCGACACCTGTAGTATTAATCAACGGAGTAAATTATAGCTGGATTAACGCCACTATCCCGATTTTTGGAGTCCCACTTATTGGTATTACAAAATTCATGGTAAAGCGTAGTCAAGTTAAAGAAAACAACTATGGGCGTGGTGCCGAACCTGTAAGCCGTGGGTATGGTCGCAAGGAGTATGAAGCCTCTATTACTGTTTATTTTGACGAATTAGCTAAGATAATTGCAGCTAATGGAGGTCAAGACATTACAGATATTCCTCCGTTTGACTTTCCTATCGTGTTGGCTGGTGCTTTTGTTGGCTTCAAGAAAATAACGGTAAAATCAGCTGAGTTTACGCAGAGTTTGATTGATTCAAGTGAAGGTGACACAAAGATTTTAATTGAGTTGCCTTTGATTATCGGAGGCATAAACGGTTTGTAATGGAAGAAAAAGAGTTGACACCTTTTGAGGTTTTTCAAGAAAACGCAGAAGTAAAAAGAGCCGAATTGGAAGTTATTCACAAGGTAAAAGTAACAGCTTTTATCGTGAATGTTTCTGGCGATTTTCCTGAAAATCCGTTTTCGGTTGCTTATCTGAAAGACCCTCAGCGCATTGTAAAAATGAAAGCCGTTGACGCTTTAGATCAAAGCGGAACAATGGCAGGGGATATGATTTTGAATTCTTGTTTATTGCCAGAAAGCGATCCAAGGATTTTAAATGACGACCCAAAATACGACACGTTGTACATGACAATGATTGGCAAAGCTCGTGAACTTGTTACTTACTACTCCATCGTTGTAAAAAAAAATTAAACGAGGAAAGGGAAAAACTAAAAAGTAGCGAATGGGCGCAATGGGACGCATACATTCGCTACTTTTTGCATTTAGACCCCGACCAGTTGGATGATGATAAATACTTTCAGATTAGGGCGCAATTAGAACACGCTTTAGTTAAAATGGGAATGTTTCAATACGAATAGATGTCAGAAGTTAAGTATACATTTTCGCTGCAAGACCTTGTTTCTGGCAAGCTTGATACCCTTGATAAAAAAGGTAAAGAGGCTACAAGGACATTTGATAAGCTTGATAGTACAGTTTCATCATTCGGTAAGGGATTGGCTCTTATAGGCGGAGGAACTGCTGCTTTTGCGTTCGCTAAAAACGTAGCATTGACAACGGCACGGTTTCAGTCCATGGGGAATGCTATCAAATTTGCATCTGATTCGTCCGCACACGGCGAGGTTTCTTTGCAGTGGCTACGTGATATGTCAGAAAAATATGGTATGCCTATTGAAGAACTTACGGGAGGTTTTAAAACTTTCCAAGGCGCAATGATGGATACCAAGTTTACGGGTGATCAGGTACGTGACATGTTTAGTCAGGTTTCAAAAGGTGCTGTAACAATGGGGCTTTCTGCCGAAGATCAACAAGGTGTATTCCTTGCTTTGGGTCAAATAATGGGGAAAGGAAAGGTTCAGGCCGAGGAACTTAGAGGGCAAATTGGAGAAAGAATACCAGGGGCTTTTAAGATTGCGGCAAAGGCAATGAATATGACTACTTCAGAACTTGACAAGTTTATGTCGGATGGTAAATTAATGGCTGAGGACTTTTTGCCGAAATTTGCTGCGGAAATGGAACGCACGTTTGGGGCTGGTGCCGAGGCAAATCTTGACAACATGAACGCTTCTATTGTTAAAGCTGAAAATTCATGGACAAACTTTATAACTGCATTAGGTAATTCTCAAGGTATTATCAAGGCTACGACAGATTTATTCTCAAAAGGGATGAATGTAGCAACCGAAATGATAAAAGGCAATGAAGGGTTATCAAAAGATCAAGGGGCTAGATATGCAGGGAAAGATATTTCTGCAATAGAAAAACAGTTTCAGAACCAACAAAAAATGATGGCTAGTTCTGGAAGCACGCCAGACCAAGTTCGGGAACAATTAACAAAAGAGGCTGAGTTTAAAATAGCGGAACTAAAAGAAAGAATAGCAAGGAACGAAAAGGTGATTCCTGCGATGCAAACGCAACTTGTAGGGAAGCAATTTGCGGACTCCCCTGATGCTAAGTCATATTATGACGACATAATGAAAGTTATGTCTCGGACAGAAAGCTATAAGCTTGTAATTAAAGCATTAGAAACGATCCCAGATAAATTAGTAGCAAGATCGTATATGAAACCAAATACGGCTTTAGAATCTACTAAAACAGCGAAAACAAAAACATCAAAAGACAGCGAAAGGGTACGAGGTGTAAAGCATATTATTATCAACATCGGCAAATTGGTTGAAACGCAAAACATACAAGTTGCCGACCTCAATACACTGGGATTTAAGATTAAAGAATTGGTAAGTAAAGAATTGTTGACAGCTGTTAATGATGTAAATATAGTTGCAGGGAAATGAGCCAAAACTTTATCATACCTCAAAACGAGCAGCAATTAAAAGACGCAAGCAAGTTAGTAATTAAAACGCTTGGGCTTGGACTTGCCAAAACGTTACTATACAATATCCCGCAACAGGACAAGGACATTCCTTTGTCCAAGTCGCAAATGCTGGGGACTAATGTATTTTCTAACCTTACTATTTCTGGAAGAAGCTATACAGACATTGAAGGTAAAGAAGGCAGGTTTCCAGATATTGTACTCGAAACTGTTTTGTTTAACGTAGCGCAACAAAAGAACATCGTAATAACGCCAGTACAGGGGCGCAATACCACAGTAAAGGAATTTATCTCAAATGGTGACTATGCGGTTAGTATAAAGGGTTTAATTACAGGCGCAAACGGAGTATTCCCGATGGCGGCAATGCAAGACTTCATCTCTATGCAAAACGCCCCGATTGCTATTGATGTGTCAAGCTGGTTTTTACAATTGTTTGACATTTATAACATAGTGATTACTTATTGTGAATTTGTAGAAGTAGAAGGCATGTATAGTACACAGCAATTCGAGATTCAGGCGTATTCAGATCAACCAATTGAACTTTACATTAGTCAATAATGGGGGTTTTAAGGCTCATATCAAAGATTACTATCACTCAGGTTTCTACAAAAGAGAACCCGAATAGGACACTTGTTTATACTATTCCGTTTTGTAATGAAGTTGAAATAAATTCAACATGGGAAAACTTGACGGATATTTGTAAGGTAACAATGCCTAACAAGATTTACTTCAATACAGAGGAAGGAAGTAAAGTAACTTGGTTTGGATCGAACATTTATGGAGACAAAGCAACTTCTCCAATGGTTTTGCGTGGGGATAAAATAAAAGTTGAACTAGGATATATCTATCCAGACTACAAGGACCCAAATACCGATGTGACAGAAATGTACACAGAATTTGTCGGGTATATTACAAAGGTTTCAAATTCGGTTCCTATTGTATTGGAGTGCGAGGACGAAATGTACCGATTAAAACAAATCCAATGCCCAACAAAAGTATGGGACGGAAAAAAGTATGATGTTGGCTCTATTTTAACAGAAATACTAAAAGGAACAGGGATAACGGTAAATAATGCAGGGGCTACGTTAAATGTTGGGAACTTGCGTACAGGGTCGGAAACGGTGGCACAACTACTAGATACATTACAGCGAGATTATAGGCTTGAAAGCTATTTCAGACTATCAAAAGATGGTATGCCCGAATTGCGATGTGCAGGGGTTGTTTATTATCCTTCGGATCGCAAAGAACACGTATTTCACTTTCAAAAGAACATTGTAAATGAAGACCTTCAATACTTTAGGTTAGATGATCAAAATTTAGGCATAAAAGCCTATTCTACGTTTGAGATTGAGCAAAATACAGGTACACGAAAAGACGGATCGCCAATCAAAAGGAAGCGAAGGCTTACTGTAACCGTGCCTGACGGATTTGTAGATGGAGAGTTAAGAACAGTTTATTTTTGGGACGTAAAGACAGAAAAAGAACTCAAAAAGCTAGCAACAGAAAGGCTTAATAGATTCTATTATGAAGGCTTTCAAGGGTCTTTTGTAGCGTTTGGACTCCCTTCGGTAAAACATGGGGATGCTGCAAATTTGATTGACGCTACAAAGCCTGAACGAAACGGCATTTACCTGATTAAAAAGGTAGTCAAAACCTTCGGAATGAACGGGTATAGGCAGGATATTGAATTAGATTTGCGTATTGACGGACTGTCTAACGAAATAACATCAAACCCGTTATGAACCAACAAAGGAAAATAAGAGAGGCGGTTCAAAAAATGTCTGGGACATGGCTAAAAGACTATGCATCTTTCATTGACTGTGAGGTTATTTCGATTGACATGGATAACAGGATATGCGATTGCAAAGCTATTGGGGGGGATTCAGATTTCGATGTTCCTAGTGTACAGTTAATGCCTGAGCCGAACGATGGACATTTAATAATCCCCAAAATAGGAAGTGCGGTTAGGGTTGGAATTACACAAAGAAACGAACCTTTTGTTGTTATGTTTAGCGAGATTGATACTGTTTATATGGTAGCAGAAACGCTTTATCAGTTCAATGATGGTAGTTTTGGAGGGCTTGTAAAAGTTAAAAATACTATGAATCCTAACGATGGGTTGCTAAAAAAAATCAACAACCTAGAAAATAAAATTAATGATCTGGTGGCTAAATATAATGTACACATTCACCCAGCAATAGATTCGGTAGCCGGCCCTGTAACGGTATCAGTTACAGCATCAGTCACAGATCCTTCTATTGTAACGCCTATTATTCCGACTACTGAAAGTGAAATATCAAATTCATTAATTACACACGGGATATGAAAGATATAGCGATAGATACTGACAGTGATTTGCTTTGGAAGGATGGAGATATTCAGTGGATTAATTCTGCTTTTAGTAATATGAAAGATTTATTGGACGCTGCACCAAACGAGTACAAACAATATCCATTTATTGGGTTTAATGCAAAAAAATATAGAAATGCCCCTATTTTAATTCAGGATGTTCAGCGAGATTTAAGGTTGCAGTTGCAATTGGATAATTGGGATATAAAATCGGCAATGGCTAAAATTAACAATGATGGATTTTTGGAAATAGACATAAACGCAAAAATTGTTTAATACGCAGCCAAATATTGACATTTATAACGTATGCTTAAAAGCTTACAATAGCCTTGATTTAATTGCAAAGCTTGTTAATGACAACTCGTTTGATATAAATCAAGAATTGCCTATTAATATCTCCGTGTCAATTGACCAATCATTATATGTAAAAGATCAAGTAGATGTAAAAGTTACAAAAACACCAATTAATACGTGTTTTACTATTACAAGTACAGAAAATCAAAGTCTGTTTGATATCATTTCGATGGGGTATGCGGGTTTTGATAAAGCTATATTGTTTGTGTCACAAAACGATGTACTTACCGTAAACGAAGGCATTTTAGACAAAAAATCATTTTCTTTCCAAAAGAATTTGATTCAAAATGAACCTTTCGTAAATGATACGCTATCAAGAGGGGTAGTCTACGCAACTGGATTTAATACAATAAAAGAATACCTATCAACCGAATCATTTATAATACTAACAACCGAAAGCGGTTATAAAATTCTGGTAGAAAGATAATGGCAGATTTAGAAATACCAATATCGGGACTCCCGACCGCTTCATTGCCACTTTCTGGGGCTGAAAAAGTACCTATGGTGCAAGACGGAGTAACCGTAGAGGCCAGCACGCAAGCCATTGCTGATTTAGGTGTATCTGCATTCAAGCAGACAATCACTTGTGACGGAACGGTAGATTTATATACCATTACTCATAATAAGAATAACTATGCCCCAAGCGTTTCTGTCTGGTTCTTAGATACTGGAAATAGTATCTGGCAACCGCTCGATGTCACACAGGGAATAACAGGAAGTATGTCTGACCCAAATGTGATATACTTCAACCCTATGGTCTACATGGGTAACAGCAACGGATTTATTTATAAATTAACAATACCAGCATAATTCATGAAAAAGCTACTATTACTATTTACCATCATTTCTCATTTTGCAGTTGGGCAGAACAATGCTCCTCAGTATAATTCCATAACCAACAAAACGACTCAATTTACTGGAGTAGTTCCAAAGGCACCTGTTTGGAGTGCGACTGATACCATTTCTGGTAAAAGTCCAGTTTTTAAGTTTGAAACAGGTCGTGTAAAGTTTAAGAACCTTTCAACAACAACAGACACAGCCGCTTATCCTAATGTGTTAGTGATAGGTGGAGACTCATTAGCAAAGATGTCACGCTCCTTTTTCGGAGGTGGCGGCTCGGCTACAATAGATACCACAAAAGTTGGTCGAATAGAACAAGGGCGCGGAACTACCCCAATCTTCATGTATTTCAACGGTACTGCATGGGTGCGAAATGATACATCTTATATTCCTAGAACAGGGGCAGACAATATCACAGGTAATTTACTCTATCAAAAATACACGGATTCTCATTTCTACGTTGGCAGGGAGCTTGGGGCGGTTGATAATTTAACAAACCATTCAGATTATTATTTTAATGGCACTGGGGTTTCGCAAGAACATGTAGTGGATTATGAAGACAACCGCGCCTTTGTAAAGACAGAACTGGGGATTGATAGCATCACAGCAAAAACAACGATAGGGACTATTAATACTGGATTCCCTGCGACAGAAAGGTCATTGGTTTTCGAACAAACAAAGCCAACTATTTCTAAAGGCACGTACTTAAAATATAACATATCAAGAAGTGGTGACATAGAAAGGGACGGTCTAGCTCTTGTTAATCGAGCATATTGCGATTCAGCTTATTCAGGTGGCGGTGGGTCGGGAACAGTAACATCCGTTTCGGTCGTTAGTGCAAACGGTGTTTCTGGTTCGGTAGCAACCGCAACTACGACTCCTGCGATTACTTTAAGTTTAGGAGCTATTACCCCGACATCTGTTAATAGTGTAGTAGTTTCTGGAAGTTCTATGCCAAGCTTATTGGTAGTAGGTTCTTCGACAGTAGCAGGAAGCAATACGGGGGATCAAACTAGCGTAACTGGGAACGCAGGAACGGCAACTGCATTACAAACAGCAAGAACGATAGGAATTGCAACAGGTGATATAACTAGTTCGGGAAGTTCTTTTGATGGAACTGCTAATAATACAAATGCTTTAACAATCGCAAATAGTGCCGTAACGAACGCTAAAATTGCAAACGCTACAATCGACCTTACGACTAAGGTTACAGGTGTTTTGCCTACGGCAAATGGTGGGGCTGGCTCAATAAATGGTATACTAAAAGCAGATGGAAGTGGTACGGTAAGCCTTGCAGATGCTACAAGTGTGTACAATGCGATTGGGGCGCAAACTCCTAGTCTAGCGTTACTCTCCCCTCTACCTGGACTAAGTAACACAAATACAGCTACCCCTACCCTTAGGGCATTAGATAATACTGACTTGCCTTATTCAAATGAATATAAGTTAGGGTTATCTGGAGGTACTTTTTATGGTTTTGGGGACTCTTTTACTCAGTCTCAACAAGCTACAAATGCAAACTTTGGGTACATCAACATTTTTGCTGGGAAAAATGCAATGACTCTTTCTAACCAGTCGGTTAGTGCGAGAGGTGCTTATCAAGCAGCAATCAATGCATTAATTAACTATCCGCTGTACGCTTCGAATGAGTGTACAATGTTATTTGGTTTTAACGATGTACGAAGAAATGGGAGTGCATCTTCTACTTTAAATAAAATAAACTCGGCAATAAACTCAATTACAGCAGGGGCATGGATGGAGTTTTCAGTTGCAGCAAGTGCGGTTACGAATACAGGAACTTGGAGCAATTATACAGCAATTACAAGCAGGTCTGTTCAGAAGCTTTCTGGCAACGCAAGACAAAGCTCTACATCTGGGAATACGCTATCTTACACTACGTTAACAGCATCCACGAACCTAGTAATAGGTTGTTACGGGTCAAATGCTACAACTGATTATGGGCGATTTACGGTTACAATAGATGGTACGTTAGCTGGCACATACACAGCTTCTGGAAAATCAGACGGTGTGAGCGATGGAGCAAATGGGAATACAATTATTCCAGACGCATTTATAATTGATGGTCTGTCTAATCAAACACATACTGTAGTTATTACATTACTAGATAATAAAGTAACCCCAATTGACTATATAGGATATTTACGAACACCTGCATCTTGTCAAGGGGTTTTTGTGATGTCTATCCCTCGTATGAATGCGGCTGGGTATGCCATTGCCCCTGCTTCTGCAAACAATAGCGTAATTGATGCGGCAAAAATTACGATGAAATCAAACTGTTCTGCTCTAAGTATTACGGGTAGAAACGTGGTTTTTATTGACGTAGATCAGTATTACAATCCTGTGACCTGTGTTGGGGCGGATTTTATTCATCCGAATAATTTAGGGTATTCAAAATTAGCAGAAGCATTGCAAAGCGGAGTTGCTAGTAGCCTAGGAGGAGGCAAAGATTTATTTACACTAAGAGCCACAACAACAGGCTCAACTCCAGCTTATTTAGGGGCGTTTTTCGATGGGATATCTGATTACTTACAATTAGCTACTAATCGAAATCCAAATACGGGAGTTTTTGCGAATACTGGAAAAGCTGCTTCACAAATTTCTCTAAAATCAGCAGCAAGTGATGCAGCGATCCAGTTTTATACATCTGCGACCAACAACACAATACCAAGCCTAAAACTTGAAATTGACAAAAATGGATTAGCAGTTTTTCAAGGGGCTGGGAGTAACGCATCCTTGCAATGGGGATCGCAAGGATTTTTAACGTCCACAGCGGCAAATTCCGCAGTTTTGGGTACGGCTACCTTCGTCTCAGGGAGTTGGCGAGCAAGGGGAACAAATGCAGGGCTACTAGCTTTTGGTGGACTAGCCACAGCTCCTTCAATATCTTTATATTTAAATTCATCAACAACCAATAACACTAACTATACTCCAACCGAGAGGATTAGATTTGAAGTTTCTAACATACTTTTTGGGAATAATGTAGTAGGAATGGTCTCCCCTGCTTCGTTAGATGGAGGTATTTACATGACAGATGGCGCAATAAATACGGCTAACGGGGCTGTTTCAGGCGTTGGAATTGCGTCTGTTTCTGGAGCCTTAAACATAAGAGCCCAAGGGGGTGGAACAACATCAATTGGGAACACAGCAGTAACGCTAGGGACGGGCGTTGCATTAGTTGGAGCCGCATCACAAGGGGTGTTTAATACAACCTCAACAACAGTTAGTGCATTTGGAGCTGCCACTTCCGCTACAATATTTGGAACTCCTACAACAACGGCTACATTTAGCATAGGAGCAAATGCGACAGCAAGTGGTCAGACAAAAACGCTAAATATTGGAACTGCTGGCGCAAGTGGTTCAGTTACAAACATAAACTTAGGGTCGGCTACGGCTGGTGCAACATCATTAATCACTGTAAACGGGGCGTTGAAACTTCCTGTTTATACGGTCGCGACCCTGCCAACGGTAGCTGCTGGCACAATGGTGTATGTAAGCGATGCTCTTACTCCTGCCTACAATGCCACCGTAGTAGGTGGAGGCGCGCAAGGAATTCCAGTTGTGTATAACGGAACAAATTGGACTTGTCATTAATCTAAAAATTAATCAATCATGAAAAAGATAACAAGTGGTTTATTGCTGTTTTTCTTCCCAAAAATCAACAGCCAAAAATGGAGAATAGGAATCAGAGATGCAGTACAAGCATTGATGCGAGGGATTTTGGTTGATTGCATTACAGTTGCAATCCAAAGTCTAAAAGCGGAGAAAATGGTGTTTGACTGGAAAGCTATTGCAATTGCCGGCCTAACTACTGCACTGACGTACATTACATATGCGTGGTTTAATGGAAAACCAAAAACTGAAACTTTAAAATAATATGAAAGCGATCCTAATTCTATTACTCGCAGTATCAAGTTTATTTGCACAACGCAAAAGGCAAACGACCGAATACCTGACCATTTCGGATTACAAGATCAACGAGGTCGTTCAGAAGCCGTTTAGGGTTGGCTATTTGGCTTATACGCCTGATTCATATTATCTGAATCCGTGTGTGAGCTATCCCTTAATCCTGAGCTTTCATGGTAACGGTCAAAAAGGGACTTTAGCGCCAGACATTCTGCGAGGCTCGTTTGTGCCAAGAAGACTAGACCAAGGGTTGAGTGTTGAAGCGGTTGTAATTTCACCTCAAACAAACGGCTGGAAGCCTAAGTGGGGGGAAAAGTCTTGGTACAAAAATCTACTCGATACCATTATAGCCAAATACCGAATTGATACGAACCAGATATACGTTATGGGGTATTCAGGTGGTAGTGAAGGGGTGAGTGTGTTTGTTAAAAACTATTCATGCCAAGGCATTGCAACTTTTGCACCTGTGATTACATTGTCAACTACCGACAAATGCCTTTTGGTAGGCAAAAAAGTATGGGGATTTCACTGTGTAAACGATGCCATTATTCGAGTTACCTCTACTCAGAATCTAATCAAGGATATTGTAAAATGTCCACTTTATCAATACTCAAATTCAACACCAAGGGCTTCTTATTATCCGTCTGGAGGTCATGATGGGAGCTGGCAACACGGTTTAAAGACAGACTCGGTATTCAAGCATTTCTTAGCCCCAATCAAATAGTCTTCAAATGATTCTTTGCGAAATACCTGTACTTACCGATCCTTCTGATCACGGAATGATAGTTTATTTTTCCCATTGGCTTACATGGCTTATAGGATCAATACTCGCATTCATTGGTGTGGTTATTTATGGGGAATACAAAATCTGGCAAGAAGTAAAGAAAAGCCACATTGAAAAAAACAGTAAGGAAGCGATTAAAAAGGAGGAAAGAATTTCTAAAGCAGTAGAAACGATTACAGAATTTAAGGCCTCAATTGATAAGATTGAAGAAAACTATGAAAGCACCAAAAGAGCTTGGACTAATATAGAAAGTGATTACAGGCATATTAAAAAAGCCTTAGAAACTTTTAATAACAACACCCCAAAAATCCAAGATGGATTGGTCGAGCTAATGAATGAACTAAAAGCTGAGGTCAAAAAAGTGGAAGAAATTAAAATGACAAATTGAAATGAAAGCAGACAAGCAAGGACAGGACTTTATAAAGCATTTCGAGAGCTGTATTTTACATCCACATCTTTGTCCTGCGGGAATACCTACTATTGGGTGGGGAAATACATTTTATCCAAACGGCAAAAAGGTTACATTGAGAGATAAGCCTTTGACTCAAACTGAGGCAGACATCTTGTTTGTATTCATCCTATCAATGTTCGAAAAGGACGTTACAAAACTGATAGGAAAAACAAAGTTGCCACAACACCAATTCAATGCAATCCTTTCATTTGCTTATAATATTGGCTCTGATATTGACCAAGACGATATTCCAGAAGGGCTTGGAGACTCAACTTTATTAAAAAAAATACTGGCCAATCCGAATGATAAAACAATTTGGGGTGAATTTCTTGTTTGGAATAAATCAAAGGGAAAGGTGCTGTTAGGATTAACAAGGAGACGTAACGCAGAAGCACATTTGTACTTCAAAAACGAAATTAATTACTACAAAGATTTAAAATCATGACAAAGAACACCGCATCTAAAATAGCCATTGTAGCGATAGTACTAGGATTGTTTACAATGTGGCTAAGCAGCATCCCGTACACGAAAGAGTACTCAAAACCACTTGAAATAGTAGGCAGCTTGTTCTTTTATTGTGGTATTGGCACATTGGTAGGGTTGTTTATTTCAAGGTTAGGCAAATGATCGATCTTGTAAAAATAGCACTCCCGTATTTGTGGATTTCAATTGCTTCCTATTGTTTGGCAGAAATAAGATCAGAAATTGACGCTTATTTGACCAATAAAAAGTGGGGGCTGGTCAAGTCGCTGAACCATTATACCAGGTTCTGGATAACGCTTGCGATATGCTTTGTTGCGGTTTACTTTAACCATGGCACCGAATGGGTGAACTTGTTTCTTATCGGCTACATGATGTGCTTTTTCTCACTATTCTTTGACCCGTTATACAACACGAAAAGAGGCCTTTCGAAATGGTACGTTGGCAATACTGGTTGGCTAGACTTAATCGTAAGATGCATCTTTGGGCGTGGTAGTGGCAAAGAATATGCCATCTGCAAAATACTAGCTATTGTTCTTTTTCTGGCTGGCTATTTTACTTTCAAGCCTTAAACAAAAATAGCTGGATCATTATTTTACTTTCGAACGTAATTACTATGAAAACGTCAAGATTCTTGGGATGGTACGCCATCGGATTATTGATTATTATCGTGCTTCTGGTCACATGGTGCGGTCGATCAGAAAAGCCAAAAGAGCCTAGTCGTGTCCAAGAAAAGAAACTAGAAGCCACAATAGCAACCGAGTTCGAAGTACAAGAAATAATCGAACATGTACAAGACTCTATTTTTGCCTCACAACAAGCGATAAAGTCAAAACAAGGCAAACTACCAAGAACATCAAAAGTCCTTCCGAGACGTTCAGAAATGGACTCAAACAGCACGTTTAAAGTAGAAGGTAGTAAAGTAACCAGCGACACGAATGCTTACGACAGTGTCAGGCGGCTTTTGATCTACAAGGAACTGCTGAATGACTCATTGATCGAAACAACCAACGATCTGAAATTCGAGGTGATGAAAGAAAGGATCTCCAGATTCAAGTCCGATTCTGCTTTTAAGGATCTTTTGGCTTTGAAGGACAACAAAATCGACTCACTATCAAAACTACGAACACATAAGTTTGGGAATAACGCTAAATGGTTTTTTAGAGGCTTTGTAGTTGGCGGTGCTTTAGGTTTTGGAACTGGCGTATTTGTTCCTAGATAAGCTATCTATATGGCAAACAAGCAATAGTAGCCAATTGCCTTGCAGTGTCGATCCAGCTTTGTCTTTCATTAGCATTGTACGGTTCAGGACTATTTGCAATTTGTTCCAATAGTGCCAATAAATTAGGCGCATCTGCAATTAGTTTGCCATTTGCCAGTGCCTCTATGTCTTTAATAGGCTTGAAAGTAATGTCTTCAAAGTTCTTTTGAACTTCTATTGTGGCAATGCTTTTGTGAGTTCCTTCAAGAAAAATACGATTCCCTCGCACCTCCCATTTACCTTGTGTATACATAATATTTTAGTCTAAATTGTCATCATAAAACTCGCTTTCTTTGTCCTCAATTTCAGGTTCAATCTCTAGCTTAGGAATTGAAAGAAAAAGTACTAGAGGAAACCCAAGAAAAAGAACGAATTCGCCTATTTCTGTTTCTCAGGCACTTTAGTGGTTAGTTCTTGAAAAGGTTTTTTACCGCATTTTGGGCAGAAATCATCCATTCGGGCATCGTAATAAGAGCCACAACAAAGCACCCATGTTTCGTGATTGTAAACTGAAATTTCTAATAGTTTAGCTTTATCTATATCCCTGACTTCTAAAAAAACGTGTTCTCCAACCTTTTTCCAAAGTCTGGATTTACCAGCAGTTGGAAAATCAAACCATCCACTTGATTTAAAGCCAAGTTGTTTTAAAATTGAAATTTTAGGAGAAATAGATTTAATATCTGCCTTTCTATTTCTGCTTATCTTTCTTTTAAATTTTACAAAATCATTCATATAGACTATTTTTCTAGGCATGACTATTGTATTTTGATTACTAGCACTTTGTCTCGATTGATAAACGCGTTAGTGTAAATTTAATAAACGACCCATACTGCTCGTTTATGCTAACTCGCATCGCTAAGAAGTGCCATTTTTGTTTTGGCGTGGTCTAAATCAATCAACAGTTGTAATGAAATAGCACCACACGAAAAATATCCAGAACCTGCAATTTCAGCAATACTTCTACTATTCATGTGATTTAATAGTTCTTTTACAAATCCTGGTTTTTCGCATTCAGCACCAGACCAAGCAATAAAAAATTGATTAGTATCCAGAACGTTAAAAACTATAAAAACTGTATCAACATTTTTGATGTCCATTTCTTTGAAGTCTTTTTCAAGTTCAAATTCAAAGATTTTCAAAAACTTTTCAAAACGAATAACTGTTTCGGGCGTTTCGTCTCCTAATAAATTAACTGTACTCCAATCTATTTCGTCACATTCTTCGTCTGTAAATCCAACCTCGAATTCAACTCCAAATCCAAACTGTTCGTTTTCGTCAGTCTCAATAGTGAATTTTAGTTTGTCGGGTGTTCCTGAAACTCCCATTTCACACACATCTATGTCTGCGTTGATGTGTTGTCTTGTTATTAGTGCGTTCATATTCTATTTGAATAGCCTGTTATTTGTTCAAAATTCTAATACACCTCTTGCACCTTCCATCTTTCAATGGTTCATTTTCAATCTCCTCAATCTTAACATACCTAGTCCCATCATGAACGCCTCCTTTTGCGCACAATTGCTTGTTTCCAAGATATTCTACTCCGTAACGGCTCCTAACATGTGAAACATAGGCGTGTTGCTTTAAAGTTGCATCGCCATTTTCGTTGTCAAGTGTAGCCCATTTTATTTGTGACATAACTTTTTATTTAGTGATAATACCCTATTAGGCGTTCTAACTTCTAATCAACCTATAATTATAATTTCTATCCAATTCAATCACGCTAGAATCTTTTGACTTCGTCTAAATCTTTCACAAACCTACAACTAAAATAATTAATAAAAAACACAATTATTATTTTTTAATAACAATAATAAAACTAATTTTGTGACAGATTAAAACACAAAGTAATGGTAAGGACTAATATTGCAGTAGACGAAGAAACTAAAAACAAGATACAGTATCTAAGAACTGTATTTAAGATGGAGACTGGCGTTTCTAGTGTTACGCAAGAGGCGGCAACAATTAAAGCAATAGGCGAATTGTACGATATTAAATTCAAGAAACACGGTGACCTACATTTTAGAGCAATCAGATAAACTTTAATAACAAAAAACAATGGGCATACTAAATATTCAACCAGTAGTAAGAGGCGAAAGTAAAGTGCTGCTAGGGTATTCTGGACCATCTGGAACAGGAAAAACATTAAGCGCACTTTACACAGCTAGAGGTATGGTGGAAAAAGCTTCCGAAATTGGATTTCTTGATACAGAAAACGGTCGAGGTTCATTCTATTCAGACAAGTTAGATGGGCAATTCCTGTATGCTAATCTAAATCCTCCTTTTTCTCCTGATCGGTATGGACAAGCAATCAAAGAATTTCAGGAAGCTGGCGTAAAAGTTCTAGTTATTGATTCTATAAGCCATGAGTATGAGGGTATTGGAGGGTTAGAAGACATTGCAAGCAGTCTTACGGCAAATGGAACAGAAAGAAAAGTTGCCGACTGGAAAAAAGCAAAACAAGAACACAGGGTGAAGTTTATGAATGTTCTAATGTATGCAGACATGCATATCATTTGTTGTATTCGTGCGAGAGAAAAAGTAAAAATTGAAGACGTAAACGGCAAAAAGGAGTTTGTACCACAAGGAATGCAAGCCGTTTGTGAAAAGAACTTTCTTTTTGAAATGATGGCTTCGGTTATGTTCTCAAATGAGGGGAAAAATCAAACTTGGATCAAAGTGCCTGATTACCTTAAAGAAGCTTTTGGGGCTGGGAATGCTTATTTAGGCCAAGAAACTGGAAAGAAAATTATTGAGTGGGTAAGACTAGGCGAAAAGGAAAACCCAATAGTTACAAAAAGCAGGGGAGAAATAATACTCGTTTGCGAAAAAGGATTAAAAGATCTTCAAGAAGCATGGAAAGCACTAGACCCTATTGCTAGAAAAGCACTCAATCCAGAATACAAAGTACATGAAGCTTCAGCACAGGCTTATGACAAGATTAATTCAGAAGCCGAATCAAACGAGAGCTCTTTAGAGACACAGCTTTCTGAACTTTATGAATTGAAGAAAGAAGTACTTCAAGAGCCATTCGCTACTGACTGTAAGCGTATAATTGACGAAAAAGAATACACCTCGTACCAAAAAGCAATAAACGCTTTAAAAGCCCTTTAGAATGGATGCAATTAGAATAGGACTCCCAACTTCAAGTCAAGCTTCAAGAGTTGTTAACCCTAAAGAATTTGATACCTACATTGAAGAAAAAAGGATTGAGCGAAAAATGGGGATAGAAATAGACCTAGAGCCAACAACCAGGCCCTTAGCTTGGGGAAATGCAATGGAGAGTTATGTTTTCAACAACTACCTCGACACCTCCTATACACTTGAGTCAAAAAACACTGACATGCATCCGTCTGGGATGTGGTGCGGGACAAAGGATGTAAAAAAGACAAACCTTGTTGGTGATATAAAATGCCCTTTCACTAGAAAGTCACTGGCCAACCTTGCGGAGATAATCGAATCTAAAAGCATAGAAGTATTCAAGCTTAAGAAGAAAGAATTCTACTGGCAATTAGTATCAAACTCAGTCCTATGTAATGTTGATTTTGCTGAACTAATCGTATGGTATCCGTACGCAAGTGAAATGTCAGCAATCCTAGAATACATCTCGAATATTGATGATTTTGAATTGCAAAAAGGGGTTGACTGGATTAATTACGACCACGACAGAAAACAAACTCCCTACATGCCTGATTCAAGTAAATACAAAAACATCAATCGATTTGTATTTGAGGTTCCAAAAACGGATAAGGAGCTTCTTGAAAAACAAATGAGACTTGCATACCAAAAAATCATAGCATAATGGCACGACTTAATCAAGAAAGACAAAAAAAGCTAGAGCCTTTTAAGATTTCAAAAAGCTAAACAAGACGGCAGAGGACTAGACAATCTATTGAAGCAGATAAAACAAGCAACAATTTAACAACACATCCATGAAAGCATTAACAGTAACATTTGAAAAGTTAGTAACAGGAGGAAATTACAACAACACTAAAATAGGTGTGACGCTTGAAGTTTCAGAAGGCGAGAAAGCGCAAGATGTTCTTAATCTTGCCAAGCAGTTTGTAGAAAGTCAATTTGGTATAGGACTTAAAACTGAAAGACAAAGGCTAGAATCTATTTTGTCTAACAAGACCGATCACCTTTATAAGGTAGTGCTAGATGCCGAAAAGAAACTGGCTGAAATGCCAGAAAGTGAAGATTTACCATTTTAATACTATCTTTTACAAAATTCCGCTATGTATTTAAATAATTATTATTGATTTATACACAAAATCCATTATTTTTATGAATAACCAAGAAAAATATTGTATAGTAATGTATAGTATATTATATTTGTATAACGATAAAAATAATAATGAATGGAAACAAGAGTAATTTTAAACCCAATAGATTCCCCGCATAGATTTCAGCGTAGTGATGACGGTTACTTTAATGCTACCGAGTTGCTTAACTATTACAATTCGGCTTCTTTGTCGCCAAAGAAAATGGAAGATTTCAAAAAGCTAAAATCAACAAAAGAGCTATCTGAATATCTTCTTTCAACAGAATTTACTCCCAAAAAACCTATTATTTCTTCTTTAAAAGGCACTTGGATGCATCCGTACGTGTTCATTGACTTTGCTATGTGGTTAAGTATTGAATTCAAGGTTCAGGTTCTTTCGTGGGTTTATGATGGCCTAATTAAAACTAGAAACCAAGCCGGAGACTATTACAAAGAAATGTGCGAGGCTCTAATGAACCAAAGAAATGTTCTTCAAAAAGAAACAGCATTCTTTCATTATATCCAAGAAGCCAACATCTTAAAAGAATTGTCTGGGATTTCTAATAGGAATGAAACGACAGAGTCTCAGCTAGTAATTTTAAACTTCGATCTGGGACAGTCATAAAGCAATTTACTGGATTATTTGTGTATAGCTTACCTTGGTTTTTTCTATGCCAATCAGATGGATTGTGCACATACTGCTCTGCTTGCTCTGTACCTATCTTTCCTAAATCATGACAAATTGCAGCAAACACTAACTCCTCTACTGTATAATTTATAGTAGCTCCCATATCCTTCCATACTTCATGTGTTCTTATTGCACAATCAACTACACGAATAACGTGATCAACATAACCACCAATAAAGCAGTTATGATAGTTAATGTTACCACTAGCTGGCATTAGCATAATTCGTTCTTGGTGATCCATGTGGAGTTGGATTAGTTGCTTTGCTCGCTCTCCTTTAATGTTGGTTTCAATTTTATTGATAAATTGATTGAAATTTTCTAATAACTCTTCGGCTGTGTAATTCATAACTGTTTCTCTAATTTTTTAAGTTGAACTTCTAATTTGCGACGGTACGTTGTACGTACTTCTTTTTTGACTTGCTTTCGTAGTGTGCTAATTTGCACTAGTATTTCTTGCTTGTCTGCAGCTTTTTGTGCTTTTGATCTAGTATCTTTTTGCTTAACTTTCAAAGGCGTAGCTGGTAGTGTTCCAAATAGACTTACTTGCTCTACTCCTTTAAAGTACACGGATCCTCGCTCATGAACAAACTGCTTCATAAACTTCCAGCCTGGGGGATATCCTACTGACTTTTTTGCTTTAGGAGCGTCTGCAGGATCCCATAATTCTATAACGCAATCAGCGCATGTATAGCCTGTGACTTTGGTAGGTGCTACTTTTTCAGCACCACAGCTCTTGCACTCTATTGTGTGCATTTCGATTTGTTTTCTTATAGTACTCATATAGTGTAACTATACAACTTTTTTACCTAAAATCCTAATTTAATGAAAAAGGAGAGCTTGGAAAAGCTCTCCACATGATTGCAATGTAAACAAACAGATTATCTATGCGTTTTTTTGTTCTGTAATAACACCAGTCACCGTGAACTTGATAATAATAAGATATGTTCTGATTGACTAGTTTTTTATTAGTTGAACATAAAATTGCTATATTATCATCTTCTACTATGCTAATTGAATCTTTACATAAAAAATCTTCATCTTCGTAGATACATTGATCCATTTCGAAAAGATCCCATATTGCTTTGAATTGACGTCGCTTTTCTTTATGTGAAAATAACCAACTAACTGGAGTTAGTGGTTCAATTGAACTAGCACTGTTTCCACGTAATATTGTTGTCTGAGCTAACTGTAATTCTTTACTTGCTTTTTTAAGAAAGTAATTACCAACTAAGCCTGCAAAACATTTCATGGCTGCGTATTGTTAACTTTCTTCTTTCTTCTTCTGCTCTTTTTTGCTACTGGTTCAATAGACTCTTGCACTGTAGTTTCTACCTTAGCTTGAATTACAGCTTTTTTAGCTGCTTGCTTATTAAACGCTGCAGTTTTAGCATCGAAAGTTTCAATTGCTTTTTTGTTTGCGTAATCTTTAGTAATCTTTAGTTTTAATTCTAATTCTTTTACTTTGTAATAGTACTTGTAAGTGTAATAGGATAAAACAATGGATGACATTGTAATTGTAAATAGTAAAATTGTTGAAAACATATTAGTTTATTTTATAATGTTAATATACTATATTATACGGATTTTTAACCAGAAAGTCAACAGTATACTATAATTTATTTATAAAATTAATTCTATTACTGCAATGATCCAGACTTCCATGCTCCTGACATCCATACATAAAAGAAATGGCTACTTGCTACTGTTGCAAATACCATTTCGCCATCAACTCCAGTCCAAGCAGGAGTTACTGATTGAGTGGTTGGTAATACAATTGAACCGGACATTCTAACTTTAAATGCATCTTTACGAGCTAATGCTGTTCCGTTTCCTACAATCAGTAATGAAGTATTGTCTCCATGTGTATTAAATTGACCTTCTACGTGCTGATATGATCCAGATGCTATTGTGTTACTACCTTCTGCGTGAGACGCTATTCCTAATGCTATAGATCCACTACCTTCGGCGTGTGAGTAGATTCCTGATGCTGTCGTGTAAGTGCCTTCTGCATGGGAATAGCCTCCAATTGTTGTTGTTTGATTACCTTCTGTGTGTGAAGCAATTCCACTTGCTGTTGTTTGGAAACCCTCTGCGTGTGAATAGTTACCGAGTGTATTCGTACCAAATCCTTCAGTATGTGAAGCAAATGCGACTGCAGTGCCGGGATATCCTGTAATTGTATTACCACCTTCTGCATGGGAGGCTGGTGCTATGGCTGTTGTTCCTTGACCCTCTGCATGTGAGTTGCTTCCTGATGTTATTGTTGACTGACCCTCTGCATGCGAACCTTGTCCTGATGCTATTGTACTAAGACCCTCTGCATGTGAATAGCTTTCTGAGGCTATTGTTCCTTGACCCTCTGCGTGTGAAGATAATCCAGCTGCAATTGCAAAAACACCTTCTGCATGGGAGTAGTCTCCGCTTGCTGATGTATAGTAACCCTCTGCGTGTGAGTAGTATCCACTTGTTACTGTCCTCTCGCCTTCAGCGTGAGAACCTTGTTGAGATGCAATTGTATTAAATCCTTCTGCATGTGAAATATATCCCAGTGCTTTAGTAGTCTCTCCTTGAGCATTGGAGTAGTCTCCGCTTGCTGATGTATAGTAACCCTCTGCGTGTGAGTAACTTCCAATTGCAATCGAACCATTACCTTCTGCGTGTGAATAGCTTCCACGTGCAATTGTAGTATTACCTTCTGCATGTGAATAGCTTCCCGATGCAGTTGTGATATAGCCTTCTGCATGTGAACCAGTTCCTAATGCAATTACAAAAGCACCTTCTGCGTGGGAAGAGGGTCCGGTTGCAAGCGTATTTTCACCTTCTGCATGTGAATTATCTCCCCTTGCAATTGTATTATCACCTTCTGTATGTGAATAGCTTCCCAATGCAGTTGTACCACTACCTTCAGCGTGAGAATAGCTTCCCGATGCAATTGCACTTAATCCTTCTGCATGGGAAGCAGTTCCATGTGCTATAGCAGAACTACCCTCTGCATGAGAATACAGTCCATTTGCATTTGTTTGAGTGCCCTCTGCATGTGCCATGGCACCATTTGTAACGGTGGTATTACCTTCAGCGTGTGAATAGTATCCATTTGCTATAGTAAAATTGCCCTCTGCATGAGAATACAGTCCATTTGTAGTTGTTTGACTGCCCTCTGCATGCGAACCTTGTCCTATTGCAGATGTAGTATCACCCTCTGCATGCGAGTTAGTTCCTGCAGCACTAGTATTCTGACCTTCTGTATGTGAGTATAATCCAGTGGCAGTTGTGCCGGTACCCTCTGCGTGAGAAAAATTTGCATACGCTGATGTACTTCGACCTTCTGCATGCGCAGCTTCTCCAGTCGCTATTGTACTCTTGCCTTCAGCATGAGAAAAATCACCATAAGTAATAGAGCCACTACCTTCCGCGTGTGAATAGTTTCCAACTAAACCAGAACCAAAATCATCACCTGCTTGTGTATTAACACCTTGAGCGTGTGAAAAACTACCGCATGCAATAAGTCCAACTCCTTGTACTACACTTGACGAGATACTTATCGACTCACCAGATATCTTATTAATTATATTAACGCTTAATGTACTCATGTTGTTTTTTTATAAAATTACTAATCTCGCTCCAGCTTGAATTGTTATACTGCTAGAGTTGAATAAAGGTCCAACTAGTAGAGCATTATATCCAGTTTGGATAGTTAATGGTACTGATTGTGTTGTATAGTTTGTATATGCACCATTTAATACTGTAATTGATCCAGTCACATTAAGTGATCCAGTGATTCGTGCTGATCCGCTGAATGGAAAAGCAACACCACCTGCACCAAATCCAGACGCTGCTGCTGAAGCTGAAATAAATGTTGGACTTACAAATGAAGCTGTTTGAGCTAGTGATGCACTTGTTGCAAAGCTTGATGAAATAATCCCAAACACATTTACACCACTACCACTAAAGCTACCACTAAAGCTAGAAGCTGATACTGCTGCAGTAACAATTAATGATCCTGTTATCTGAGCATTTCCGTTGAGGGTTCCATCCCACTCTCCCGTTACACCAGTTATTCCAGCTCCATTTCCTACAAAAGATCCAGAAAAAGATCCAGTCGCAGTAATTTGATAGCTACCAGTACCATCTAGCGATTCTATAATATTAACAACATGCGATGCTTGTATTGTACCGCCTGTGGTGATTCCAGATTTAGGGATAAATGCCATTGTGTTTTGTTATAAATAGGTAACAAAAATTAAAAATACTATTATAAAGTGGTTGGATGTTGTATTAGCTTACGTATTACACCAGTCTTACTGTAACAAATGCTATATTTCATTATTATCTTTTGGTCTTTGCTTACTCCATATTTTATCAACGGAAGCTAACCCTAGACAACTAAAAGCAAGTAAAGCAACTGCATCTATGAGCGCTTCAGATGGCTCACCTTTTCCATCAGAAAAGCTGCTAATAAATAACACAATACACAACGATATACCTGCAACAATGCCTACAAACCTTTTAGAAGATGGATTACCTTTTTCATCATTTAGAAGTCCAACAAACCAAGTACCTATGCGTTTCATTTTCGTAATCCTTTATGATTATCAATTTTATCTAAAATAATATTTAGAATATCAGCTTTAATCCATCCAATCATCGATGCATTTTTTAATGCGCTTATTAGTTGAAATACTATAAACGGCACTAATATAGTTTCACTAAGCCAGCTAGTACCTTTAAATCCTTGTTCGATTACTAGTATAGTTGTTAATAGAACAAGCCATACAACAGCTGTTCTAATTACTTTTAAAGCTTTGCGTGTTTGGAAGCCTTCACGTCTGATTCCTGCAATAATGCCAAAGAATCCGTCTATGAATACGACAGCTAATAAAGCTATGTATTGCTCTGCGTTTGACATTGTTATTTTTAAAAAATACGTACAAAAAAAGGACAGCATTGTGGATATTGATAATGTGATTGCTAACGTTGTTTTCATTTATAATAAACTTTTTAACATTAAAATCATACGAGGACATGGGTGGATATCTGACTTATCCTTACGATAAGAGTTGTGTGTGTATATTCCATTTACACCTTTTAGTGCTTGTGTTGATACAGCCCACATATCTTGCTCGTTGTACTTCAAATCAATATTATAAATACGATTCCAGTATAGTAATAGACTTTTAGTTGATTCAATCTGAGCATCAGTATATCTGTGATAATACTTATACCCTTTATATGGTGTCTGAAGCTCTGTTACCTGATCAGCAGGTACTTCTCTGTTTACGTAGTTATAAAACTTATCATTAGTCTTGGTTAAAGGACCCCAGCTACATATCTCAATACCTATAGTTGTCTTGTCTAATCTTTGATAAGGAAGACCTTTAGCCTTAAAAACATCTGGCTTAATTCCTAAATGATAAGCCCAATATTTTGAAGAAAAAGCTTGACAAATTTCACCATCGTATGTGTTAGTAGAAGTGCCTTTTCCTGATATTGTTACGCAGGTAGCAATACGACCACGATCATCATTATCCCACATTTGAATTGTACTTACACCCGATGAGTTCCCAGCAGTATGATGTAATACTACTTGGTTCTTTGTAGTAATCTCTTTTATAAATTGAGATTCTTTAAGTGGTACTTGTTTAATTTTTGAAAAATCCAATGGTGTTTTATAATCAGTTTGTATTGATTATAACTATCTACTAAAAAGTAAAAGCAGGTTTATTTCTTGTATTGATCATCATTAAAAAGCCAAGTATAGGCATGATATAAACCGTAAAAAACAAACGCACTAATAAGTGCATAGCGTACAAAGTTAAACGGATCCATAATCATCATTGATAATGATTGAACCATAAATTGGATAATATAACTCATGGCAACTACACCTACAAATAGCACTGCGAAAATCGCACTAGCACCTTCAATACCCTTTCTAACATTTTGCATCATAACTTTCTTTTTTTAATTAATACTTAAATATACAACTTATTTAACAATAAAACAACAGTTAATCGATATTAATAATATATTCCTCAACACCCATACCCTCTCGTAAGTTTTTCACTATCTTAACAAACCTAACTCTGTCTTTTTTATCAAGCCTTTCAACGATAAAACGCACTAAACCAACAGTACTTGCCCACTTCTTATTTGGTATTTTTTTTACTCCAAAATCATTTGCAACTTCGCATATCATTGTTACAATCTCTTTATCAACAGAACCTTTTACAACTTCCAAAATCCCAGTTCTTCTAGCTTCTGCTAGAGCTTTTGTCTCGCTGAAAAGCTTCTGCAATAGCTTTTTTTCTTCCGATTGCAGTGGCTGACCTTCACCATACTCCTCTATGAATTTCTTCTCAAATTCTTGATAAGTTTGTGACTCTTGAGCTAAGATCCCTAACTCGGCCATAAGACCTTCTTTTAGCACTTTTTTTGTATTTAATTTCATACTAATAAATTTATAATATATACTAATAAATAGGGTATGACATTACTTTACCGGCCTTGATAGCAACACTAAAGATTTATGCCCTACAAAGCTTTGTAACATCTTTAATTCAACAGATACATTAAATAGTGATACCATTTGCGAATTTACGATCTCTTCAGTGTATGTAATCATTCTATCAATCAACGGAAGATCTTGCTCATTATGCAGCGAGTACCATTTATATCTCCACGATTTATGCTTGTTGTAAGCTTCGCTGTACTTTCTAGCACACCCTATGCTTTTGCCAGTAAAACT